ATCGGTTCCCTTGTCGGTTGCTTTCATCGCGGCCATGTTCGCGGGCGTGCTGACGTAAGCCAGCGATCCGGCGAGCGCGTTGGTTGACAGTACGTCTCCCTCGGCATCGACCATGTTTTGCCATGTTTGGCCACCCGTTTGACCATGCAAACCGGAGGCATCCAAAACGCCGCTCGGCTCATCCGTTCCGCCGCCATCAATGGCAACTTTGTCAAACGCAAGGTTCAACTGATAGATGAGGTCATCGCGTACCATCGACTCGACGTCGAAGTTGCTTTGGGCAAGCAGTTGTTTGCTCAACTCGCTGTATGCGGCAACGCGCTTCGGAGAAAGCGCAACGCTTCCAACGGTTTGCGTGGACTCGGTAGCAGCGGCGTTTTCAGCCGTCCAGTATGCCGTACCCGTTCCGCTTTTCGGAATGGTCACATTGCTGGTCAGGCCGGAAAGCATCCGCGCGCCGAGTTGCTGGACAACAGGTTGCGCCTTCAATGCCTCGATGATCGAGGGTTTGTCGGTCGCGACCAATGCATCGCCAGTATCGCCGCCCGTAGCAGTCAGATCGCGAGTGAAAACATCATTCGGGACGTAAAACCCTTGAGCGGGTTTGCCAAAACGATTTTCCAATTCGCGGCTTGCTTCCAATTCGATGCCCGTCAATCCGCCATTGGCAGACGACAGAATCGCGTTGGTGAGCGAGTATTGACCGCGCTCGCGATTGCTCATGCCGATTTCGTCATCGCCTTGGGCGGCTTCAATCGGTTGGGCTTTCTCAGCGCGTTCCATTAAATGTGTTTTGAAGTCGTCGGCAGACTTGCCTTCGCTGATGAACTCAATCGCGCGCTCGGAGGCATCAAATTTGCGTCCGAGTTCGGCGATCTCGCTGGCGCGCTTGTCGGGTCGCACTTCAATGCGAACCTCTGGCGCGGGTTCCGCGATGGGCTGGTCTGTCTGCGCTTCCCGTTTTTCAATCTTTTCTTCCATGATTTCAGGTTGTTCAGAATTATTATTGGTTGGTTTGGTTTCTTCGCTCCGACCTACTCCGACCGAGTTATCGGCGGGAATTGATACGAGCGATATTTCAAGCGGTTCCCATTCGATTGCGCGCAGAGTTTCCAGCCCCGCTTCTGCTTTCTCCTTGGTAAACTCGCCAACGGTATAGCCAACCGAAACCAATCGGCGAATGCCATCCTTGACGTCCTGAAAAATTTCTTGCCCGAGCGTGGATTGGCTAAAGCGGACAATCGCCCGCCCAACTTTGTCGTCGTCCACTCGGGCCGACTCGATGACGCCAATTTGTTGCGTCCGGTCATGCTCTAGCAAAAGGGGTGCGCCATCATTCAGCCGGATTAGGTCAACGCTCTCGGGCGAGTGATCCAAAACCTCGTTGCCGAAATGCCGCTCGACGGGCGTCTCGCTTGAAAATGCAAGCTCGATGGTTCGCTGCTCCTCATCAATCGAGGAGCGGTCGAGCATGGTCGCCTCAAAATGTCGTACTTCGTTTTCCATAAGCCTTTTATTTTCTGGATTTGTTCGGGTTAGTCATCGCCCTCAACAGGTTTCGGCGAGTTGCCGGCATCCACGCGCAAGCCAGCGGAGTCGGCAAGTTTCGCGTCCTCCTCAAGTTCTTGGAAAGTGTCAACGATGTCGCCGCCGCCTTCGGCGATGATTGCCCGGCGGGATTTCAAACCGTTCGCGATCTGAATAACGCTCGCTTGCGTATCCTTCAGCGGGTCAACCCATTGCCAGCGGCGCGGTCGCCATTCCACGCTGCCAAACTTCTCCACCTTCGCGGCGGGAAGCTCAAGCGTTCCGCTCAAAAGCGCATACGGCAGCCAAGCATCGTAGATCGGTTGAACGAGATGCGAAACAAACCAGTTCTGTATCTGCCGCCATTCTTCCCGCTCCTCAAGCAAGCCAGCGCGGATGCTCGAATAGTTTACGCCCTCAAGGTCGTTGGCGAGCGAGGTGTACGAGACGCCAAGGCCGGAGGCCACGCCGCGCAAACAGGCTTTGACATATTCGCCATAATTCGCGTTGGGATGCGATGGGTCGAACGTCTTGAAGTCGGTTCCGTATGGCAACTCCTCAAACGCTGCGGGTTCCGCTTGGTTCAGTAGGTTGCCCGTCTCGTCCTGCTCGCCTTGGTATCCTTCGCCCTGTTCGCTCTTGATGTAAAAGCCCATCTTGCAGGATGCCACTCGGGCCGCGACAAGTTCAGCCTCCTCGTATCCGGCAAGCATATTGAGCCGCCCCATTGCGGAACAAAGCCAAGGCGCGCCAACCGATTGATGCGCGCGCTCCGGCATATATGCATGAATGATTTGGTCGGCAGGGATTCGCGTTGTCTTGGTCGGTCGGTTGAACTCGTCGCCGTCATGCGAGTCGAGCAGGTGATAAGCGACGGGCTTTTCCCAGCGGTCGATTTCGACGCCCATGCGAATCGTATTGCCGTTTTGCAGTCGCTTGTTCGCGTCATGGTTCAGCATATCCGCCTCAAGGATTTGAAGCGCAAACCGATGCGAGTTGTCGTAATTCGGAACCTTCCGAACAAGGCAAGAGCCATCGCGGGCAACGCTTCGGAGAATTAACCGCTGCGCGTCCTGCCATGATTGCGAGCCGGTAACCGTACAGTTTCCCATCTTGCCCCAATCGCGCCAAGCGTCCTCGACCTTCGCGTTGGCTTGAGTGTCGTAGGTTCCGTCGATGTCTTTCGCCTTGGCTTGCAACTTGATCCCGCCCGCGCCGAGGACGTTGTTTTCTAATACCTTGAAATATCTGCGGGCGTAGTCGTTGTCGCGCTCCAGTTGTCGCGACCGGGCGCGCAGGGTTTTGACATCACGCCGAATCTCGGTATTGGCCGACGCGCTGGTCATCGTCCAATCCGAGGTAAGGCGCGATTGTTTGGCGGCGGCATAACCGCGTTTTTTTGCGTACCCGAGGCGGCTGGCGATGCGGTCGATAAATTTCATGCTCTAAACGGTCGGCAGTTTGTTGGTCGATGTGCTTGGCCCGAAACGGGTAAAGATGTTTCGCCCCGTACCCATCCCGAGCTTGATGTTTTCGGCGGCTTGTTCCTCCTTGTACCATGCAAGATAACGACCGCGCATGACGATCAAATCGGTATGCGGTATGCGCTTGATTGAAACGCCCTCGATATTGCTTTCGAGGATTTCCTTGGTCGCGCGGTTCTCCAAAACCGCCTCGATGGCATCGAGAGTTTTCTTTACGTGGGTGCGCCCGTCATACGTACTTCCCGCTGCCTCAAGGTCGGCAAGGATTTCGATTGTTCCCGAGTAGACGGTATATCGCTCGGAACCCTTCTCGACGAAACCGAGGACGTCATAAACGCCGGAGGTGTAAGCGGTTGAAGTGGCTGCGGCTATTGTTATCGCGTGTTTGGAACCCGAGGCCGATGCCGTCAGGTCGATAGTTGCGCTATTGCCGCGAAAAGAATATTTCAAAACCCAAGAATCATCCGCCGGATAATCTGCGAGTTCCTTTTCCCATTTGATTGTATCTCCCGCGCGTACTTGGTCGGGTTCCTTTGTCGAAACGTCTGCCGCCATTTATTTTGGTGATTTGTTCGGGTTATCGATTGATTTGCCGAGGGTCAGCATACCGGAGGCATCATCAAAGCGCGTCACGCGCAAACCTCGGGCCTCGTTTTTTCCCGATTATCGCCATTCATTGATATATCCGCCTCGGCGGCGGTCGGGCTTCACCTTCGGCGCATCGTCGTCTTTTGGCTTCGCCATCAGCTTTGCGATTGCTTCAAAGTTCGGATTTAAGATTTCAAGCGCGGCCATGTTGTAAACGCGAACGTCCAAAGCCTCGTTGCGCGGTCTGATTTTCCGATAATAACGAATTGCGAAACCGTTCTGGAATTTTGTCCGCACCTCCTCGGCAGTCAGTTGCTTGAAATACTCATCGTCGTATCCGTACCCGTTCGGGAAATGTTGAAAGCCCGCGCCGACCTCCTCAACTTGTAGCCGAGCAAACAGAGTGTCTTTGATTGCTCCGGTTCCCAAAGTCCAAAGCAACACGCGCTGATTTTTTATGCTGCGCTTATGGATCGGCGGCGCACCTCTAACGGGCGAGCCTTTGATCGGAAAAACTCGGCCGGCCGCTCGCGGCTTGCAAAACTCATAAACCCGACTCGTCGCAAAACCGGAGTCGATGCAGGTCGCCGCAATCTTGAGGACAGAGCCGAGCGGATGGTTCCAAGTTCGCTGGAGATATTTGTCGAGGTTATCCCATACGCCGCGCTGCTCGGGCGATCCCGCAAGCACCTTGTATTCGATGCCCCAAGTCTCCCCGTCCGGCCCATGCCCAAGCACCTCGCACTCAAGCCGGTCGCCCTGTACGTCAACTGCTGCGGTTAAAACCATGACGCCCTCGGGCAACTCATCGCCGCCGTAAAGTTCGCAACGAGCGAGGAGCGGTTCGGCCTCAACCTTGTCGCCCTCGTCCTCCCAAGTTTCTGAAAGGAATGTGTTCACCCAAACCTTGAGCATCTGCTTGCCGGAATCTTTTGCCGTTAGGAAATTCTCGGCGAACTCATGCAGGTACGTTTTGTATTGCCGCTTTTTCCCCATGATGCGGTACAACCCCGAGAGGTGATACCCGCGCGTTCTCCGGTTGGGAT